TACAAGTTGGTATACACATGGTATCGCATCTTCATATCTTGAAGGAGCAAACTTCTTAACAGCAGCAGTGTCAACACCTGGCGATGCTATGGGTCATAGTCTAATGTTCCTTTGGGGACCAGAGGCACAAGGTTCATTCGTTCGTTGGTTACAACTCGGTGGACTTTGGAATTTCGTAGCACTACATGGTGTATTCGGACTCATAGGTTTCATGTTACGTCAGTTTGAGATCGCAGGACTTGTTGGGATTCGTCCTTACAATGCACTCGCATTCTCTGCTGTTATCGCAGTCTTCACTAGCATCTTTTTAATCTACCCACTAGGACAACATAGTTGGTTCTTCGCACCATCATTCGGTGTCGCAGCAATTTTTCGTTATATCTTATTCATACAAGGTTTCCACAACATAACTCTAAATCCATTTCACATGATGGGTGTAGCAGGTATACTAGGTGGAGCATTACTATGTGCCATTCATGGTGCAACAGTACAAAACACATTGTATGAAGACACAAGCACATATTCTGAAGGAAACAAATACTCTACAACCTTTAGAGCATTCGACCCTACACAGGAAGAAGAAACTTATTCAATGATTACAGCAAACAGATTCTGGTCACAGATATTTGGTATTGCTTTTTCAAACAAAAGATTCTTACACTTCCTTATGTTGTTCGTTCCTGTCATGGGTATGTGGACATCATCAATCGGTATCGTAGGTCTAGCACTTAACCTCAGAGCATACGACTTTGTATCTCAAGAGATAAGAGCAGCAGAAGACCCAGAGTTCGAGACTTTCTATACAAAGAACATTCTTTTAAATGAAGGTATGAGAGCATGGATGTCATCAGTTGACCAACCGCATGAAAACTTTGTATTCCCTGAGGAAGTATTACCTCGTGGTAACGCACTCTAAACAAAAGCTGAGGAGCACAAGCACAAATGACTCAATTAACATCAAAACTTTTGGGAATATCTCCTGAGTATCATGGCATTTTAGAATTTGGTTTCTTTCTTGCAGTTGGTATCACAGCAGGTTCTCTGGGGTTGATATAAACAGAATCATCTGTTATAATTGGAGGGTTAATACCCTCCTTTTTTATGCTTGGAAAATTAGATCCAGAAGAAAGAGTTCTAAATGAGAAAGTAGATCTCGGACAAGAACCCATGTCACTCACACCAGAGATGATTGCTGAAATTAATTGTGCTATGGCACACACAAAGAAAGATGGAACATATAATTGGTTACCAACTGACGAATATGAAGTTGCTATAGGAGGTACATTTGCTGCTGATAGATTCATTGTTATTCATAACAGATCAAAGAAACCTTGGGTTCCTGCAGCACCTCATCCAAACTTTGACTATGAAAAAAAGGAATGGAAAAAGGATAAATAGTATCATGGAGTTACCTAAAATCCCAAAAGAACAATTAACAAAGCATCTTCGAGAGATAGTAGGGGATGCTGATGTTGAATTTGATCCTATAGTTGATCCAACAGATATTGTAGATTTACAAGTTGATCCTGATTCATATTATGAAGGTAGATTGAAGGCAGCAAAAATGTTAATAGAATCAAGAAACAAATTAAATGAAATCAAAAGAAACAATCAAAGCAGCAAAAAAACTTATTAAAAGCAGAAAGAAAAACAAACAACTATGGTCTAAAGAGGATGTCCTTTATGCTAAAATGGTCAAGCGAAGTGCAGAGGTAAAACTAGCAGATCAAGACACTTGACAAATATCTAGTATACTGCTATACTAAATAGCAACGTAACAAAGGACTCGAAAGATCGTAACCCTTTGCGTATGTAAATGGATCCCATGTCGGGGATCTACCATCCGCAAGGGTTTTTTTATGCCCTATGCGAGATACTTCAAACAAAAATGATCAAATCAACAATCGCTGCAGTAGCAGCATCTCCTTTCCTATTCGCTGGTGCAGCCTTTGCTGGTCCATACGTTAATTTGGAAGCAACTGGTTCATATCCTGATGGTGCATATACATCTGGTGGACTAGAAGCAGTAGTTGGATACGAAGGAGAAACACCAGGCGGAATCGGTTGGTATGTTTCTGGTGGACCTACTGTAACTCATACAGAATCTGCTGATGAGTTCGGTGATGTAGAATTAATAGGATACGTTGGCGGTTCTTATGACAAGTTCTACGGAGAGATCTCTGGTGTAACAACAGCAGCAGATGACATTGACTTCTCTGCAAAAGCAGGTGTGAAGTTCACATTCTAAATCATCTATATAAAGATGAACATCAAAGGGACTCATGTAGTCCCTTTTTTTATTTCACTAGAAGACATGACCAACTTTGCTGTATACACCAAGAATGGATGTCCATACTGCAGTAAGATAAAGCAAATCCTTGACGCAAAAGGATTTACTTACCAAGAATATAAATTAGATGTTGACTTTAATCGGGAATCGTTCTATGATGAGTTTGGTAGGGGTAGCACATTCCCTCAAGTTCTGTTAAACTCAGAAAAAATCGGTGGTTGCACCGACTCAATAAAATTATTGCGTGAACGCAAATTGATCTAATGAATGAAGAATTTTATGAAATGGTTGACAATGCTGTCGATGCTGTCTTTCAAAAAGACATGTATCTTCTAAGGGCGTACCCTTATTTTCAGCATACAAATGCTACTAAGAAACAAGTTCGTGAATTCATAGAGTCGGATACTGCGAAGAACCTCGCATTGACAATTTCAGATTTAGATGCTTATATTAAAGGTGGTTCTGATCGAGAACACGACATGCTCAGAGAAGCCTATGGTTATCTGGGAAAACCTAAAGCAAGAAAGATCAGAACGTATCTACATAACATCTTAAAAGATGCATTGCAATACGAGATCGATCGAAAACCAGGACGAAAAAAATCTTCTGTAAAGGGGAGGAAGAAACGTTCTAAATAGAAACAGTTACCCAAAGGGGGAACCATGTTAATTGCTTTAGTCGTCCTAGGAACACTAGGAGCCTTTATATTAGGGATTACAGTTTCCTGGTTAGCAAAAGGATACGTTGAAGATTACATCGAAAACGCTGCTTATGCTAAATCAGTTACTCATCCAGAAATGTTCGATGAAGAAGGAAACATGACGCACGATGAACTTTTGTACGTCAGACCTCACTCTCCATGGGACGATATACTAGACGCAGAGGATGAGGAGGATTAAATTTTAGGAATTTTTTATTATGCCCAAAACAATGGAAAATAGTAACACTAGATTGTTACTCTCAGAAGTTTTGAGAAAAGTCTCAAACGCAAAAACAAAAGCGGAGAAGATTACTCTTCTCCAAAAACATAATACAAATGCTTTACGTCAGGTATTAATTATTAACTTTGACGATAGTGTGATCTCTATGCTCCCAGAAGGTGATGTTCCTTACACACCTAATGATGCACCTATAGGAACAGATCACACACGTTTAGAGAGCGAATACAAGGGTCTCTATCGTTTTGTTAAAGGTGGACAAGACAAACTACCTTCATTAAAAAGGGAGACTATGTTTGTTCAATTATTAGAAGGACTATCTTCTGAAGAAGCAGAACTACTTTGTCTTGCTAAAGATAAGAAGATCACCTCTAAATATAAGAGAATAACCAAGGCAGTAGTTCAAGAAGCATTTCCTGGAATAGTTTGGGGTAACAGAAGTTGAATAAAATCACAATAATATCTTCAAATTGTAGTTCCGATGCTGCAAACGATAGAAACTTGCCGTACAATTCTTATCTTGTTGAGTATAAAGACGAGAAAGAAGATAAGAGTTTGTTTGATATAGCAATCACAAGTAAGGCAGCAGATCTATTCGATCACTATTACGATTTGTATAAGAAAAGATTTGTAAAGTTTACTCAAACTGAGGGAAGAGTAAGTCCAAAGTTATGGAAGAATCCTAACGATCCTAAACCTAAGAAGAAGAAAAGATGACAATTTATTCCCCCTTTAAAAAACAACCTACTGAAGAACAGAGAAAACAGAACAAAGAAGCAGGCGAAGCAATAGCAGCATTGTTGACACCATTTGTAAAAGCTGCTATGATAATGCTTATATGGAATTGGTTATTGCCTCCTCTATTTGGTTTTGCAACCATTGGATATTTTAAAGCACTAGCACTATTCATTCTATCTCGACTTCTATTTGATAAAACATGACGAGTGTATCTTTGATATCAGTAACACCCGATGCTGAAAAAACTATCGGATACATTGCAAGAGTAAGTAATCCAGTAAATCAAGATAACCCTAAGGTATCTGGTTTGCTGAATTATTGTATTAAGCATCAACACTGGTCTATCTTTGAACAAGCGAGTATGACTCTTCAGATTGAAACTACAAGGGGTATTGCTGCACAAGTATTACGTCATCGTAGTTTTACATATCAAGAGTTTTCACAACGATATGCAGACTCTTCTATGCTTGCCGATGAAATTCCTATGTTTGAATTACGTCGTCAAGATGTAAAGAATCGTCAGAACTCAATAGATGATGTCGATCCTTTTATCAAACAAGAGTTTGATGTTGAAGTCAAGAAGTATTTTGAAGAGGGTATGAAACTCTACAAGAAAATGCTTGACTCAGGTATTGCTAAAGAGTGTGCAAGATTTGTACTACCTCTAGCAACACCAACCAGAATCTATATGTCTGGAACCATTAGATCGTGGATACATTATATTGATCTACGTTCTGCTCATGGAACTCAAAAAGAACATATGGACATTGCTAACGGTGCTAAGAAAATTTTCATCGAACAATTCCCAACTATCTCAACCGCATTGGAGTGGATTTAAAATGCCTATCTATCCTGTAATAAATAAAAAGACAGGTGAGAAACAAGAACTCAACCTCACTGTCGCAAAATATGAAGAGTGGAGAGAGGATAATCCTGATTGGGATAAAGATTGGAATGCAGGTGTAGGAGGTAAAATGTATGGATTACCTAAGACAGAAGATGGATTCAAAGAAGTCATGTCTAAAGTCCAAGCAGCACATCCTAAATCAAATTTGAGTCGTTACACCTAAATTATGGCAAGAGCACGAAAAGGAACTAACCAACCTAAAACATTCCCCAATGGCATGTCTAAGAAGCAAATGAAAAGAAAGAAACCTATAGACAGTTCTTACATGACAGAGATAAAACCTCTGACAGATAATCAGAAGGTGGCATTTGCTCAATATTCTGAAGGTAAGAATCTTTTGCTTCATGGTGCAGCAGGAACAGGTAAAACATTTATTACCTTATACATGGCACTGAAAGAAGTCCTTGACGAAGAAACACCTTATGATAAAATATACATTGTAAGGTCTTTGGTTCCTACCAGAGAGATTGGTTTCCTACCAGGTGATCATGAAGATAAATCTGCATTATATCAGATACCTTATATGAATATGGTTAGGTATATGTTTAGTATGCCTGATGATAATTCATTTGAAATGCTCTACGACAATCTTCGTGCACAGGAGACTATTAGTTTCTGGTCTACAAGTTTTATTCGTGGTGTTACTTTAGATAATGCTATAGTTATAGTTGATGAGTTTAGTAATCTAAATTTCCATGAACTAGATTCTATGATTACTAGAATCGGAGAAGACTCTAAGATTATGTTGTGTGGTGATATCACACAATCAGATCTTACTAGAACCTCAGAGACATCTGGTATTTCAGATTTCATGAGAATACTTGCATCTATGAATAAAGACTTTGCATGTATTGAATTTGGTATTCCTGATATCGTTCGTTCTGGTTTAGTTAAGTCTTATTTAATTGCAAAATACAACCTTGGTTTTTAATTAATGTTTGAATTTGTTACTGTAAATGTTGACCAACCTGAGGTTGAACCTGTTAACAAAGATGGAGTTAGGTACTATCCAATTCCTGGTGCGGATAAATATTATCCAAGCGTTACCTCAATCACAAGTTTCAAGAACGCACAATTCTTTAAGGATTGGAGAAATAAGATAGGTGAAAACGAGGCTAATCGTATTACTGCTCGTGCTACTCAAAGAGGAACAGCATTTCATAACATTGCAGAAGATTATTTCAAAGGTGAATTAAATTTGGACAGATACTTGGAAAATAATCCATTATCTGTTAGAATGTTTCAGACAGCAAAATCTACACTAAACAAAATTGATAAGATACATTGTTTAGAGACCTTTCTCTATTCACACTATCTTGGTTTAGCAGGTCGAGTAGATTGCATCGCTGAATATGAGGGCGAGTTAGCAGTGATCGATTTTAAAACAGCCACTAAAGAAAAGAAGGAAGATTACATCGAGAACTATTTTGTTCAAGAAACTGCATACGCAGCAATGTTCCTTGAAAGATCTGGTATAGAGGTAAAGAAAATTGTCACACTTATCGCCACTGAAGAAGGTTCTGTACAAGTATTTCAGAAGTACAATCTTGATGACTATTTACAATTACTCAAATCCTATATTGAAGAATTTGTTAGGGGAAGAAATGCCTAAAGAACAACTGGAGGATAAATTTCTTACACCTACTAAATTCTCTCAGGAGATTGAAAGGTTAGTGAAATGCTCCAATGGGTTAATCACATACATCGAAGCAGTAGTAACCTATTGCCAAGAGAATGATATCGAATTAGAAACAGTATCTAAACTGATATCAAAACCTCTTAAAGAAAGACTAAGGCATGAAGCACAACGTTTAAATTACATGAAGGCATCATCCAAAGGGGTCTTACCATTGTGACAGGTTTTGAGGTATATAAAACTTACCTTGCACTTAAACAACACTTCACTAAACAAGAATACGATTACTTTAAATACAATGGTAAAGTAAGAGCAAATGAAAACTCATTTGAACAAAGACGTGATCGTTACTTTTTTAAAAAACTAGCAACTAGATATCCAAGTAAAGAAATTGTAGGATATTTCGTTGCTAATTTTATTAGTGATCCTAAAGGTTACATTGGTTCATTTAGTAAGGATATCTACACCCAGTGGAAGATTCATCAAGAGTCTTTTACTTATAAATTCAAACAGGATGTGAATCTTTTACTAGAAGAGACCAACAATAACTTTGATAGCATCTTCCTTACAAAAGGACAACATCCTCCTTTATTAAAAAGATTCTATGCAGATGAAGTAGATTTAGAAACTCTAGTTGTTTTTGAACATTGCATAGGTTATACTAACAATCTAGATAAGGTAATCAAAGATCCTATCTGGAAAGAAACTAAGAAGGTAATTAAAAAGTATGAACCATTTCTTGACATTGATTGTCAAAGATATAAAAAAGTTATTCTAGAAACTATAAAAGAAAAGTTATGAGCACGTTTTTTCAATCAGAACAAGTACAAGACAATCTAAAAGATATCTTTGAGACTTACCAAGAAATTGCAGTAATGTCACAAAGACTACCATCTATGACTCTCGATAGAAGATTAGATCACATTGAAGATTGTAAGTATCTGATTGAGAAACAAAAAACTTTTTATACTAGATTATCTCTATCTGCTTCTGAGGATGAAGAGGCAGCAGATATGAAAGAAAGAATCAATGCTATGGCAAAAGCATTTGGTTACAGCGATCTCTTAGAATGCTTGAATAAAATGATCACGGTTTTAGAACAAGCAGCAAAGAAAGAGATTGACAATGCCTAAATAGTGTGCTACGATTACACAGTAGCTTAATACATCTAATACGGAGAATACGATTATGTCTTTCGCATCACTAAAGAAAGCTTCTAAGACAGGGGATACCCTATCAAAGTTGACAAGAGAGATCGAAAAACTAAACCAACCTACAGCAGGTGGTGGAGGTGCCGATGAGCGTCTCTGGAAACCAGAACTTGATAAATCAGGTAATGGTTATGCTGTAATACGATTCCTACCTGCTCCTAACGGAGAAGAAATGCCTTGGGCAAAGGTCTGGAGTCATGCCTTCAAAGGTCCTGGCGGACAGTGGTATATTGAGAACTCTCTCACCACTCTTGGCAAAGACGATCCTGTTGGCGAACTAAACCGTGAACTTTGGAATAGCGGAAAAGATAGCGACAAAGAAATCGCTAGAGCACAGAAGAGAAAACTCTCTTACTACTCTAACATCTATGTTGTATCAGATCCTGCTCATCCTGAGAACGAAGGAAGAGTATTCCTATACAAGTACGGTAAAAAGATTTTTGATAAATTAATCGAAGCAATGCAACCTGCATTTGCTGATGAGACACCACTAGATCCTTTCAATTTCTGGAAGGGTGCTGACTTTAAATTAAAGATCAGAAAGGTGGATGGATATTGGAATTATGATAAGTCTGAGTTTGCAGCACCTGCAACTCTTGCAGACTTTGATGATGAAAAACTAGAATCTATCTGGAAAGAGGGTTACTCTCTTGCAGAGTTTGAAGATTCTAAGAACTTCAAATCATATGAAGATCTTAAGAAACGTCTTGACTTAGTGCTTGGAAGAACTGCACCAACGGTTGCAGCATTTGAAGAAGCACCTTTAGAAGACTTGTCTGAGGGCAAAAACTGGGGAAAGGAAGTGTCTGACTTTCGAGAGAAAGCAGTAGCATCATCTCCTGTAGAGGATGGAGAAGCAACTCTATCTTACTTTGCTCAACTTGCTGAAGAAGAGTAAGTAGACAATAAAATAACTGTCACAAGGAGGGTTGTAATGACTCTCCTTTTCTTATATAATTATAGTAACAACACATGGAGAACCATGAAAAAATCATTAGCAACTGTATTAGCATTAAGTGCTTTCGTTAGTCCTGTTCTTGCAGGTGCTGGCGATAGATACAATGATGAAGCATACAATGAACTTTCTAGTGATCCTAGAGATCTAACACCTGACCATAGTTACATTCAATCAGGTGGGTATGCACATCAAAATAGATGCTACAGAGATGTTTACTCTGAAAGATATATTCCTGGTACTATGGATAGTCCTGGTTATGTTGAGACAGATATTGAAAGAGTTATAGTTCCATGCACAAGAACTACATACAGAACTACACCAACACCTACAACTCAAAGAGTTGATGCTGATGGTAACGATTGCACAGATGGAAAGATTGCAGGTGGTCTTCTTGGTGGTGGTGCAGCAGCAGCGATGTCTAGAGGAGATGGTCGTTGGTGGGCAATTCCATTGGGTGTAGTAGTAGGTAGTGCTATTGGTTGTGATGCTGCAGGCGGATAATGACCAATAGATTTAAAGAAATAAAACCGAGGGAACTAAACATGAAAGAAGAACCTAAACCGAGTCCGAAGTTAAAAAGGTATATGACTAAGGAGGAAGTTGATGACATGATCGAATTTGCTATCAATCGACACAATAGAAATGCAGGTTTGATCAGTATGGTTTTAGGATTTCTTTTTATTGCACTCTTTACAGATGGATTCTTCAGAGTTATCGGAGAGATACCTCCTTTTATGGGTATTGATGTAGATATTCTTAAGGATGTTGTAGAGAAGACTAAAGAAGAAGTATTAAAAGCATTATCACGACAATGAATGACCTATCAGTAACAGTTTATTTGATTATGTTTGTTATGTTATTTGCAGCAACCTTTGCATACATGTTTAGATTGATGGGATCAGTTTTACAAGATGCCAATAAACCAAAACAACATCCTGAGTTACAAGGTGTCAAACCTGGTGACCAGTTGTTAGGTGTTAAGTTTAAAGGGTATGAGGAATTACAATTAGATGAGGTAGAGAAGTATCCTATCTCAGGTGCACAAAGAACGATAGAAGATATAGAAATTCATCGAGACTTACAAGATCGTATCGATGAACTTGAGGATGAGGATGATGATGAAGGGGATGGAGACATACCTAGTCGTCCTTATGTCGGTAGCGGAATCTGAAAACGAAATTCGACTTTTATTTACCAAAAAACCGCAAAAAAAATCCCGCCAAAAATTTGACCCCTTTAGTTTTTTATGAGTGACGTTCAATTCAAAAAACATCGTGTTTTTAGAGAAACAGCAGATGTTATCTTTTATGATATATCTGTAGATGAATCAAATGCATCGGATTTGGTAGTTCACACTGGTGCTGCTATTTCACCCCCAGATGACTTAGTTGGTGCAAAACAGTTTTATATTCACCAATACCAAGATGACTATAATAGAGTCGTATCTGGTGAAAGACAATTTGAGTTAGTAAATTTTGATTGGAAGTATCCATATCATATAGTTCATTTGAATGTACATAGTGGTGCGTTAATTATACCGAAAAACACATATCATAGATCACAATCTGGAGAGAATGGTTCTATAGTAATCAATCAAGCAAAGAGATATGAAGGATTTGAACCTAAACAAGAGTTTATACCAGTATCTGCAGCAGAAATCATGCAACTATATAAAGTATTACTACATGAAAAACCAGTAATTCACACACTAGGAGAATGAACCAAAGTTACCACATTTACTTTCAAAAGGAAGTCCTCTTTAAAAATTTGAATTTAGAGGAGTTTACTTTAATATGGGACAAACTCTATACTTCATATTGGAAAGATGACATAACGTATTCTATATGTTATGATGAAGTCTGTGATCTAGAAGCTTCTTTCTAATGTCTAAGAAAAAGAAACCAGAACAAAGAGAGTACGCAAAAGATCGAATGGAATACTTTAGAGAATTCCATCGAGTGATCGCACCTGTTGTAGTTTTAAAAAAAGATGACTAAGATTTATGCGACTATGATAATTGCTGCAATAGCATGGTGTGCTGCATCAGCAGAAGCTTGTAGTCCTCGTTTGGATGGTGAACCTACTGTTTGCCCACCATATGATGAACTTCCTAAACCAAAACCTTCTTTACCAAAAGAAGAGTTGAGAGGTGATATTGATGTTTATAATATTCACCACTGGACAGCTATACAAGATATGTTTATCAGAAATCAAAGAAGAGAAAATATAGAAAAAAATGCCACCCATCCTACGGATGCTATTGATGATGCACTAAGTGATTTTTATGAAACACATTCTATTTGATTTAAAATATTGTCTCTCAAATCATCTTTTAGATGATGAAGAGTATGTCAAAGAAAGTTTAAAACTTGCAGCAGAAGCAGCAGGTTGTGAAATATTAAAAATAGATTCACATAAATTTGACCCTCAGGGTGTAACTGCTTATGCGTTACTTGCTGAGAGTCATATGAGTATTCACACTTGGCCAGAAAACAGTATTGCTAAATGTGATATATTTACTTGTGGTGTTGATAACGAACCAAAAAAGGCAATAGATGTTTTACATGAACGTTTTAAATCACAAGAAATTAAAAGATGGGCTTGTACTAGATCTTAGTAACCGCCACCATATCCTCCCGAAGATCCAGAAGAACCGCTAGAACTTGAACCAGAACTGCTAGAACTAGAGGAACTAGAAGAAGACGAAGAACTACTACTGCTGCTACTTGTGCTTGTTGTGCTCGTGGTGGCAGTTGATGATGTACTTGTATCTGATGTGGTAGATGTTGCTGTTCCTACTGATGCAGATGACGTAGGTCCGTCATCAAATGTTATCGCACCAGTTGTTTGAGATTGCTGAGTAACATTGATACTTCCACTAACATATCCAATTTGATCAAGGAATCTACCTGCAATACTGAGTTCTGTTTTCTTATTACCTTGTTTATCAACTTCCTCACAAGGTTCATATGCAACTAACTCATCAAATTCAGATACTATAATTTCTACAATACCTGGTGTAGGAACTTGTATTAAACGTTTCTTTTCATTTTCATAATCTTCATATTCAAAGTTTGATACGGGATATATTGAATTAACTTCACTTTCTATGGTTCCGTCTGGTAATTCTGCTCTAAATGAAACATTTACTTCATTACCTCTTTCAATATAAACCTGATTGTTATATAAAACTTCTTGAGTTTCATAATGATGAACTCCGTCAGGTTCAGCATACTTGTTTTGCACATATTCTTGTAGATAGTAATTATCTTTTGGCCACTCTTCATATACATCTGTGATATTATTAATCAAGCATATAATCCAGTCATAATATGGATTATTAAACAAAGTCATTGCTAACTGAGATATCGACGTATTCTCTGGAATAGAGTATGCCTCTGTTAAAGTTACATATTTACTTAAATCTGCTCTAGTTTTTACTCTACGAAATATATTTTTTACAAGTTTATACTTATATGCTTCGTCATCGGTAATTCCTTCTCCGACATATATGTTAGGTAAGTAAGAAAAATAAGATGCCATGTTTAATACCCCGCAGCTGCGTCATTAGCAGTAAGTAGTCTAGTTTCTGTGAATGTCATTGATAATGTGATTGCTGGTGCATCAACTCCTTTTCTATCAGGATCTTTAAATGATTTGTACTGTTGATCTGGAGTATAGTTGACGGAAATACCTGTGCATACAGAAGGATATATTTTAAAGTGTAAATCTCTTCTTCTACTACTTTGATTAGCACCTCCTCTACCAAATCTAACAAATCTTAATTGATATTGATCTGGAATTGTGAGGTAACGATCAGATTTAGCATATCCCTTATTATATTCAGAGAAAAAGTCTTTT